TTCCTGCATTTGCTCCAACGGCTGTATTTCTTGTACCTGTAACATTTGTAAATAAAGCATTAGCACCACATGCAGTATTATTAGCTGCTGTAGTGTTTGATGTTAAGGCTTTAAAACCCATAGCAGTATTAGTAGCACCTGTAGTGTTAGCATCTAATGTACCACCACCAAAACCTGCATTGAACGAACCAGTAGTATTAACTCCTAAAGAACTCCAACCAGCAGCAGTATTTTCAGCACCTGTTGTATTAGAATCCATAGTTTGCCAACCAATAGCTGTATTGTATTGACCCGAAGTGTTTGCGTTCATAGAATTAGAACCAACTGCTGTGTTAAAACTTGCTGTGGTACTTACTGATAAAGCATTATCACCAATTGCAACATTAGTTACACCTGTTGTATTAGCATCTAAAGCAACAAAACCAACTGCGACATTTGAATGTCCTGTGGTGTTTGCGTTCATTGTATTTCCACCAAATGCTGAATTTGAATGACCTGTAGTATTTGTTTCCATAGAGTTATTACCCATGGATACATTGTTAGATGCTGTTGTATTTGCTGTTAATGAGCTTTTACCAACTGCTACGTTTTGAGCACCTGTGGTATTAGCATCTAAAGCATTATGTCCTACAGCAACATTATTACCTCCAGTTGTATTGGCATACATAGCATTACCACCAACGGCTGTATTTTGGTCAGCAGTTGTATTAGCTTGTAATGCGTTAATACCAAGACCAACATTTACTTCACCAGTAGTATTAGAATCTAAAGCATTAGAACCAACTCCTGTGTTAAGTGTACCTGTAGTATTTGCTGTTAAAGCTCTGTTTCCGATTGCTGTGTTGCCAGAAGCTGTTGTATTAAGTTGTAGTGCAGAAACACCTACTGCAGTATTAGTTGCACCAGTTGTATTTGATGATAAAGTTAAATATCCAACTGCTGTATTTTCATCTGCTGTTGTATTTAGATATAAAGCTCTACGCCCTATAGCAACATTAAATTGACCTTCAGTATTTGCTTCTAATGCACTTACACCAACAGCTACATTAAAAGAACCATCAGTACCTGCACCTGTTGCTTTAAGCGAATCTTTACCAACTGCTACGTTTTGTGTTCCTGTGGTATTAGCTCTCATAGAGCCATCACCGAGTGCTGTGTTGTCAGCACCTGTTGTACTAGCAGTCATTGATGCGTTACCAATAGCTGTGTTGCCATCTGCTGTTGTAAGTGCGTCTAAAGACAATCTTCCAAACGATGTATTTTGTGAACCTGTTGTATTTACAGCTTGAGAATTATAACCAACTGCTGTGTTATTAGAGCCTGTTGTTAGTTTTTCTAAACTAGCAGCACCAACACCTGTATTAGCATCACCAGTTGTAAGG